ATTATGTTGACACTGGTACTATTGAAAATACCAAAATAGCCGGGGGAATTGACAAGTCGCAACCTACCGTAGTTAGTGAGTTTAACGAGAACGCAGAAGAAATTGACTGGGAAAACTTTGTCAATGCTAAGAAACCTGTACACGAAGAACAATATAAAATCTATGCCAGTCAAGGTTTAGAAAATGACTACACACGTGGTATTATTTCTAGTTCTAGTCAACGTGAAGCACCTAGTTATGTATTTGGTATAAGCACTCCCGGGCGTCCTTTATATACCAACGAACGTGTAACAGGTTCAGACAAGACTGCGGAACAGGTTAAAACTGGTGCCTTCGATGAAAACGAATTTAAAGTCAGCGCACGTACAGGCGGGCATCAGTTTGTCATGGATGATGGAAACTTTGATGACAAAGATAGACTAGTTAGATTGCGTTCATCTAGTGGTCATCAAATCCTGATGAATGACAGCGAAAAAGTTCTGTACATTGCCAACGCCGCTGGCACGGTTTGGTTAGAAATGACCGCAGCCGGACACTTGCATGTTTACTCTGGACACAGCGTTAATGTAAGAGCACGCGGTGATATTAACTTTCACGCAGATAAAAATATCAACATGAATGCTGGCGGCACTATTAACATGTACGCCAGCAACACCATCAATCAACAAGCAGGTAAGATTAATTTAAATGCAGCCGACAACCTAGTGGCCTACGGTGGTAAAACTGGAATAGGCAGTGCAGGCAGCTTGGCTATAAATGCCAATGGAACCATTGACGTTGCTGGTGTTAGTGCTGTGCATGTAACCGGTGGAACCGTAACACTAAACGACGGCCTAGGTGATGCAAAAGTAGACAGGCCTGATCCTATTAAAATTAATAAGTTACCCGAAACAGGTGTAGAAAATAATAAATGGAAAAGTGTCGATGGCGGTTTGAGCAGTATTGTTCCCATAGCACCTACACATGAACCCTGGGCACTTCACTCAGGAACCAGTTTAGCCAGTACAGCATCTGCCATAGCCGCAACAGGAAAACTAACGGTCAAAATGGGCCCACAACCAACGTCTGTGGAGAAGCCATTTCCCAACAAGGACTTACCTATAGTGCTTTGCCAAAATAAAAAGCCCGAGGATCCGGGTCCTATCGCAGCCTATAAATGCGGTGTTGAACGAGCCTGTAATAAGTCTTATATGGCTAGAAAAGATAACCCAGAACCGCCAGGTGGCGTGGGACCATTGACTTCAATACAGACAAAGGCCCTGATGACACAGATTGCTTTTAGTGAAAGCAGTTATCAGTATAACATCGAAAACCAACTTAGTTATCTGGGTAAGTATCAAATTGGTGCCGCGGTCTTAGTTGATCAAAGTTATATCAAGAGAGATGCTTTCTTATTGTACGGCAACAAGTCGGTAAACTATCCAAGTAGCTGGACTGGCAAAGACGGAATTGGCACCAAAGAAGCATTTTTACGCAGTGATACTATACAAGAAAAGGTTATGTTTGCCCTGCTAAAGTCAAATTACAGCACTCTTATAAGAATAGGCGGTATCAGAGAAGGCGACGATCAGTGTACTATAGCTGGAATGCTAACCGTAGCACACCTAATTGGTGCCGGCGGTGCCAAAAAATGGCGATTAAGTGCCGCCGGGGGCGACGCTAACGGGGTAACAGGCACTACCTACTACAACATGGGCAGGTACGCTGTTGACGTACTAGCAGCTACAGCCTAAGGTTAAATACATATTATGTCGACATACAAAGGGTTTAGTACCTACAATCGTTTTAAAAAGTTCGGTTTAACTGACTTCGAGTTAGTTAAACAAGACCTGTTCAATCACTTTCAAATTCGTAAGGGTGAAAAGCTGATGAACCCTGATTTTGGAACTATCATATGGAATATACTATTTGAGCCCTTTACGGACGAAGTTAAAAACGCAATAGTCAAGGATATCCAGGCAGTAGTTTCCTATGATCCTAGAATCAGCGTGGATAACATCAATGTTACTCAGTACGAATACGGATTACAAGTAGACTTGGATCTGACCTACATACCAACTAATCAAACACAGCTACTCAATTTTATCTTTGACAAGTCAAGCCAATCGGTTAGTATGTAATAAACGGCGCATATTTTAATCAAAATAAATATTAGAAATAGGTTTCACCGATGGCAATCAATACGAGACAAAATAGTTTATTAGTAGCAGAAAATTGGAAGAAGATATATCAAACCTTCCAGGAAGCCGACTTCACCAGCTACGACTTTGAGACCTTACGTAAGAGTATGGTTGATTATCTTCGACTATACTACCCTGAAGACTACAACGATTTCACTGAAAGCAGTGAATTTATTGCTCTAATAGACCTAATTGCCTTCTTGGGACAGAGTATCTCTTTCCGTGCCGACTTAAATGCCCGTGAAAATTTCATTGACACCGCAGAGCGTCGTGATAGTATTCTCAAGCTTGCTCGTTTGGTCAGCTACAATCCTAAGCGTAATATTTCCGCTAGTGGCTTCTTAAAGATTGATAGTATCAATACCACCGAAACCCTTTACGACAGCAATGGTTTAAACCTAAGCAATTTAAACGTAAACTGGAACGACCAAACCAACGACAACTGGCTAGAGCAGTTTACCACAATCATCAATGCTTCTTTGGTAAGCACTCAAACCGTGGGAAAACCTGGCAACAGCCAAAGTATTAACAACATTAAAACTGACGAATACAGCATTAACTTTGTACAAAACGTCTTGGGCGTTTACAAATTTAGTGCAGCTATTGAAGGTAGCAACTTTGACTTTGAAGCAGTAAGCGCCACAACTGCCGGAAAGAGCTATGTCTACGAAGTGCCTCCAAGTATGAGCGCACCTTTTAACATTCTCTATCGTAACGACAACTATGGCAACGCCAGCAATGATACTGGCTTCTTTGTCTACTTCAAACAAGGTACACTAGGAAGCCATGACTTCACGGTAAGCGATGCTATACCAAACAAGGTAGTCAGCTTCACTGACAACAACGTTAACAACACCGATACATGGTTGTACGCTGTGGATCCTAATACTGGATCTCGCACTCAATGGACAGAAGTGCCTGCTATTTCTGGTATCAACGTTATCTATAATGATACTAACAAGCGCAACCTATTCCAAGTTAATACTCGCGCCGGTGATCAAGTTGATCTAGTCTTTGGTGATGGCAGCTTTGCTAATATTCCACGTGGTAACTTTAAGTTCTATTATCGTTCTGGTAACGGTCTAAGCTATAAGATCACACCAGAGGAAATGAAAAACATTTCTATTCCTCTAAACTACGTAAGTCGCAGTGGTCGAGTTGAAACTATTACACTTCGCGTCAGCCTACAATACACGGTTACTAATGCCAGCGCCCGCGAAAGCACTAGCGACATTAAACAAAAAGCTCCTCAGCAGTATTATACACAAAACCGTATGATCACCGGCGAGGACTACAATATCCTACCTTATACCAGTTTTGGTAATGTGGTCAAGGCCAAGGCCATTAACCGTACTAGTTCAGGCATCAGCCGTTTCTTGGACGTTATTGACAGCACTGGCAAGTACTCTAGCACAAACATTTTTGCCAGCGACGGCATGCTATATCAAAATAGCTACACACGTAATATCAAGTTCTCTTTTAATACCAGCACAGATATTGCTAAAATTATTAACAATGAAATCATTGTTAACATTGTCAATGAAAAAGAACTGCTACATTTCTACTATGCAAATTATCCAACTTACACCTCGGATAATCTGAAGTGGAATCTGAGCACCGTTGGATCAAATGTGGCCACAGGATACTTTAGCACCTCCGAAGGAAACCCTGCACAAATTGGGGGAGTAGTACAAAATAGTCGCCGATACCTACGTAAAGGTGCTACTATTAAATTTACTGCGCCTACCGGCTACTACTTTGATGCTTCTAATAACCTAGTGTTTGGCACAGCCAGCGACATAACTGATCAAACATCAATATTTGCCACCATTATGGAAGTCTATGGTGATGGCACTAACAACGGCGCAGGCAATATGGGTGATGGCACAGGACCTGTGCTGTTAAATGTAAGAGTTCCTTCGAATGCCATTGTTGGTGATATCTATCCTGTGTTCAAGAATAGCTTTACTAGTTTCTTCACAGATAGCATTATCTCCAAGGCCAAGAGCTATAAAAACTTTGGACTAAGCTACAACAGCGTTAAGCAAGTTTGGTTTATTATTGAAAACCAAAACTTAAACACTGGCAGCTTTAGCCTGGACCATCAACTTGATGAAAGCGGAACTGGGCTAGACAGCAGTTGGCTAATACGCTTTGAATACGGCAGTGATGGCTATACGGTCTACTATCGTGGTATTGAATATATTATCGAAAGTGTTAAAGAAACTACTTTCTATTACGACAACAAGATTAAAATCTACGACACAAAAACTGCCAGCGTGATCAGTGATCAGGTTACCGTACTTAAAACTAACAATGAACCAAATTCTGCGGCACCACTGGCCAAAGATTACACTTGGTATATCTACAAACCATTCGTCGAAAGCGACGGCTACGTACACAAAGATAAGATCTTTATTACCTATGCTGACAGCAACAACGATGGCGTGCCAGACAATCCTGACCTGTTTAAGATCATAGTAGATCCAACCACTAACACTAACAGAAAATATGTCTACTTCCAAAGTGTTTTGGGCTATGAAAGATTTAGCACATTAGTTCCTGTTGACAACAAAACGGTAGTAAGTTTATTTGGCACAAGATCTGAAGTTTACAATAACACCAGCCTGTACCTAGTGGGACAACTATTCTATGCCTACAACGAAGATAAGTTTTACTCATTGAGTTCTACTAGAACACTAGTAGAAGAAACAGACTATGTTGCAAGAGTAGGACGTCAGAATATTAATTTTCAATACCGCCATAATAGTCCTGACTATCGTAGAATTGACCCAAGCACCACAAACGTTGTTGACATTTACATGTTAACCAGCGCCTACGAAACTGCCTATCGTCAGTGGATACAAGACACCAGCGATACTATTGCCAAGCCCAATGAGCC